AGACTTTATAATATCTCCAATATAATCTTTCTCTTCTTCCTTTGCTGCTGGTAAAAGTTTTGGTGCAGTAACTCCACCCAGTTTCTTCAGAGGACTGGTGGTTTGAATATCCTGTGCCTTAATTTTTTTCTTCTTTACTTTGAATCTACCAGTCTTTCTCTTGACCTTCTTAAATTCTTCTGTGAGTATTTCTGTTTCTTCTGTAGGAATTTTACTGTCCGACATTCTGCCAGCAGCCATCCTCTCCCTCAGAAGAGTTTTGTATGTGGCATAGTCAATACCAATGGCATCATCAAGACCAAGTAGTCTTAAAATTCTTTCATCTACTTCTTCATCAACTAATTTATCTTCACCATCTCCTTCAGACACGACGAGAGCAGACTCTTTTTTTGCCTCGTCGCGTATAGATTTTAGGAGATCGTCAAGATCAGATGCCATTTGCTTGCTGGTGTTTTAATTTTTCTTCTTCAAGGTGTTGTTGAAGTAACGCAACATAAATGTCACGCTCCCAAGGCATCATATTTTCTACCTCTGTTAATGAGTATTTATGATACTGCATTAAGGCAAAGTTTAATCTAAAGTATGACTCTAAGTCCATGTGACTTAGACCTACCCGAAAAAACTTGCTAGACCCTCAAGAACAACCTCACTTTCAACTTTGGTTTTTGGATTCACTACCTTAACCACATGCGAAAGTTTAGGCATAGTCGCATAGAACTTCTCAATCTCTTTGAACTGAGATGAATTCATTGATTCAATAAAATCACGAATTTCTTTTTTAGTGCAATCAGAAGCAGCCCATACTTCATCTGCAGTAAAGATAGTATCAATACCAGAAGCAATCAATTCAAAAGATTGATCCATCTCACTACCATTTTCCAAGTCAAAGTTGTTTTTGATGAATTCATCCAATGAAGGATACTTCATCTGCATCATAATCTCATCATCAAGTTTAATCTTATTAGTGTGCTCATCATTCTTTTGAACTTGAATATCATCCAAGTTAATCTCAATTTTTACTGGAGTCTCCTCATCATCAGGACAAACAATATTAACCTCAATAACTTCTCCAACAGACTTACCACGAATGTTCAAGAAGAGATATTCAATATCAAATGTAGGAAGTTGTTCTACTTTGATACCTTTGGTTAGAATACAGTTCTTAATGACTGTCTTGATAGCTGTTGTGATTTGCTTTGTATCTTCACTCTCAAGTGCAATCACAAGAACTTTCTCTTCTTTTACAAGGAAAGGTCTATATTGAATTGTTTTTCCAGTTGAAGGCAACTCAAGTTCATAAGTTGGTGTAGAAATCTTTGGTAAAGGCATAATATCCTATAAAGTTATTTCAGTGTGATTATTTATTGCGGAATTTTTGTGGCACGAATTGTGTAGTATATCCTTCTGGTATGAATAGATTTTGGCCTCCATTACGAGATTGATTAAAGATTCCATTATCCGCCGTAAGTTTTGAGTAATCAAACCCAGACCCAAACCCAAAATCAATCGGAAGATTCCGATTGGTATATGATTGATTTATTTGTGCTGCTGTGATTGGAGTAATCTCTGCAAATGGATTCTGATCAAGAATATCCTTATTGCCAGATACCTGTTCAATAAAGTACCTAATGTAAGAAAATGAAACAGTACACTTTAATAAATCAGAAGCATCATATGAAACTGGAATTGATGATATGGAGGTTGGATATGCACCTATGAAATTATATTTTAACATATTATGATTATAATCCCTCTCATATTTTGTGATTGCTATGCCACCATAATATTCTTTGGGATATCTCATTTTGTATGAGTAATCTTTATTTGCAATACTATTTTCCCCTGATATTGTCTCATTCGCAATATATTTTATCCACCCTTCAAATAATCTAATGGGCAAATAAGAGTTTGGAGATGGTTTTTGTTTAATGAATTGATTAACCAGAGACTTTCTTCCAAGTATATTATCAGGTGTTGGTACTGATTTATCCTGCATAACATAAAAAGTTAGATCAATACGATCATCAAACAATCTACGGTATGCGTGTCTCTCTGTTACACCAGTAAAATCATTATTAATCTCTGTTGTTGCAAGAGATGATCCTGGCAATACAGTTTCTGAACAACACAGGTGCAAAAAGTTTTGGTCAAAACCCAAGAGTTGATTGTCGCTCTTGAATTTTTCCCAAGTATATTCTTCAGCACCAGGAGGTTCTTGAATGAAAACATCAAAGTGAGATGTTGTTGCTGGTCGCAACAAATTAGATTTTATATCAGATACAGATCTTCTTCTTGGTCTGGGTGCGTTAACTGCCATCTATAAATAGATTTACCTTATATATTATGTAGTAGAGATAATGGGAGAAACTTATAAAAGTAGATACTACCCATCCTTCCCAAACAAATACAAAGGCAACCCAAATAATATTATATGCCGTAGTAGTTGGGAACGCAAGTTTTGCAGATGGTGTGACCTGAATGAAAATGTTCTTCAGTGGGGTAGTGAAGAATTTTCAATCCCATATGTGTCTCCACTAGATAATAGAATTCATAAGTATTTTCCAGATTTTATTATTAAGTTGAAAGAGAACTCTGGAAGAATTAAAACTTATGTGATTGAAGTTAAACCAAAGAAGCAGACACGACCACCAAAAACGCCAAAGAGACAAACAAAGTCATACATCTATGAGGCGACTGAGTATGCAAAGAACCAAGCAAAGTGGAAGGCTGCCGAAGAGTTTTGTGCTGATAGAAGAATTGAATTTAAAATCATAACAGAAGACGAACTAGGTATTAAGTAATGCCAAGGAAGACAATCAAGCAAAGACAACAAAGTAGTGGTATAGATAGAGGTCTTTCTATTAAGAAAAACTTAGTTGGCAATGAAAGTCCTGATGATATTATGGAAATGATTATGGAAACTTTTTCTGAGGAATTAGTTCCTGAAGTCGGTAGTTATTATACTTTTGTTTATAACCCAACAACTCCAAATATACAGTATGACCAGTATCCATTAGTTGCAGTAACAGAAGTATTTGCTTGGGGTTTTCGTGGTATCAATTATCACTGGGGGTCAGCAAGAAATTATGGGTGGGGAGAAGTTGTTGGTAAGTTTCATCCCGTAAATACTATGGAGTTGAAAACAATGAGATCTCTGCCTTATGCAAATTACCTCATAAATAACTAAAAAAGCTAAAATGGCAAATACTTTTAAGTATGCTTATAGTCAATCAGTTGCTAATAAGTTACCTGGCAGTAATCAAAATTACTTTTTTAGAACTGTCGTAAGATATGAATTAGATTCAAACGGGAAACCAACTGGAAAATCAACATCCCAGTTATATTATTTACCAAGCGCTGAAAAAGGTAGTGGATGGAAAAGAGGTGATGAAAATACTGGAGAAGGATTTAATAGTCAAGGATATGTTTTAGCTGCAGAATCAAGTGATGGTGGGGCAACATGGACTCCAAAGCAATACACCGTGGAAGATGTTGATAAACACTCAAATGTATCAGCTGGCAGAGTAGGGGAAAATGTTTTAGGAGAAACTGCTTTACAATCCCTACAAACACCTGGGGGAAGGTTTTATGATACTGCACAAAACAGTATAATAAACACTGCGGTTAGTACCAAAGTACCTAATCTTGCCTCGTCAGTATCAGCAAAGCGAAAAAATGCAGCAGCAACCGATGGTAATAATAATGGCACAAACCCGAATAGTGGTAATAATGGTGGTAATAATGGTGATAATAATAGCGGAAATAAAGACCAGAGTGACTCAGAACCACCAACAGTTGATGTTCCAGATGAATTAACAAATGTTCAGTCAAGAGAAAAATATGCAAAGGAATTAGTATATCCAGAAGCATTGAGACAACGAACTCAGGATTACTTAAAAATTCAGATGGTTGAATACAAACCAAGAAAAACTGCATCCAATGATACCGGAAGTTTAGCTATCCAATCAAGAACCAACCTTCAGAGGGGTGGCGAACTCGCTAAAGATAAGGATGGTAAACCATTTAGAGAGTTATTATCAACAATTTACCTACCAATCCCTGGTGGAATTTCTGATAACAATACTGCAAATTGGTCTAAGGGTGATGTTGATGTTCTTGAAGGTATAGGTGCTAACCTTCTTAATAATGTGATGAATAATGATGCCTCAGGCCTGAAGGACGCGACCACAAATACTGCTGGGGCAGTTCAGAATAATGTATCGGGAGTGAAAATTGCTGCTAAACGAAGTATTATTAAAGAACTTACGGGAGTAGATTTATTAAAAAGAAATCTTGGTGCAGTAGCAAACCAAAACACAGAATTATTATTTGACGGGCCTGGTCTTAGAAGTTTTAGTTTTACATTCAAATTTTCACCTAGAGGAAAAAAAGAAGCGATTGTGGTGAAAAAAATTATTAGAACATTAAAGCAAGGAATGAGTCCAAAGAAAGCAAATAACTTTCTATTCATAAAATCGCCACACACATTCTTTTTAAGTTATCATCACGGAACAGAGATTCATCCATTCTTAAATAAATTCAAAGAGTGTGCTCTATCAGCATTGAGTGTTAACTATACACCTGATGTTAACTATGCAACATATTATGATGGTTCTATGATTTCATATCAAGTTACTATGTCATTCCAAGAACTTGAACCAGTCTTTGATAGTGATTATGGTAATGGTTACAATAACATAGGTTTCTAAAATGGGTTATTTCAATTACATTCCAGACTTCAACTACGTCGATAGAAATGACGGAGCAAAGATTGGTGACTATACAAAAGTCAAAAATCTTTTTAGGAGAATTAAACTA